GGGGGAGGCTCCCGCTTGTTGCGGGAGCCTCACTGAGATCTCTCAGAATGGTTTTCAACCCCCCTAGGAGAACTTTCTCTGGAGTCGACCGATGCCAGCCAGATACCGAGAACGCGATCTTAGGATTACCCATACTGGATCTTACTGGTCCAGTATCGGCCCTACGACTGTGTTCAAGGATAGGCTGCTCGGTAGGTGGGAGAGTAATGAGGACTTCCATGGCAACCCGACCGGGGTTAACCCCCTGTCGATTGTCAAGAAGGACTATTATCCTGCCGCCCTCAATGGCCAAAGGCATACTTCCGGCGGGGTTTTGTCTCGTGAATTCACGGACTTTCCCGTTGGTCTTACGCCAGTGGCTCTTGATCCACGTGCTAAATGGCCGATCCTCACCGTTCCGGAGAGGTCTGCCATTGCGTGGAAGATTCTCGCTGAGTCGAATCCAAGCGCACCTCATGTGAGCTTGCCTTCGTTCTTAGGAGAACTCAAGGACTTCACTTCGTTGATAAAGGGGCGTGGCGACACCCTGCTAAAGCAGGCAGCACAGGGGTATATCTCCTGGCGCTGGGTCGTCAAACCGCTTTATAACGACCTGCAGGCGATGCTAAAGTTCACGGAGGCCGTAAATCAACGGCTCACCTGGCTTTATCATCTTCGGCAGGGAAAGTTTCTGAAGAGAAGGGTACATCTAGGTGTATCCGAGATAAAGGACGCCCCAACGAATGTAACACTACATTCGGAGGGGGTCATTATCTCTGGACAGCGTCAAGTGACCTGGCGCAAAGAAGCGTGGGGCACGGCCCAGTGGAAACTGGAACCGGGCAGTACTCTTCCTCAGATGGGATACGGACCGCTCAAGAAATTGAGCGCCGCCCTAGCTGGGGGGATTACTTCACATGAGACGCTAGCCACTGCATGGCAGTTATGTCCATGGAGTTGGTTTGCCGATTGGTTTACGAATCTCGACGAGACAATCGCCGCGACGAATAACACAATCGGTTGCACCTGGAGCAAGATTTGCTATATGCAGCGCACCTCTTCGGTGACGACGTATACAGTAACATCTGCTTTACCGCTTAACTGGACTACGTTATCTCTAACGGGTCCACATTATGCGGAATTTGTCAGGAAGGAGCGACTACCAGTCACTCCTGTCCTACCCTTCACTTTCTCCTACCTTCCCATTTTAGATAGTGGGAAGTGGTCGATCCTAGGTGCTCTTGCTCTCTCTCGGGGGCGTTAGCCCTCGGGTCATAGCATGGTGTCTAGGAAAGGGAATCTCCTGTGTTAGGAAACACACTCGTTCTTCCTCAGGCTGGTGGTGACATCACCCTGATCAAGATCAATCAGGATGGGTATTCTTCGGAATACCTGTTCCGCAACACCACCGACGAGTACCGTGCCAAGATTCGTCACACGACGGTCAAGGCAACGGACCTCTATCCGGCAATGGATCGTCACAACTTTGAAGTTGTGCACAAGACATTGGCGGCCGGTGGCGTCCCAGAGTATTACCGCAAGTTCTACTTCGTAATCGAAGTTCAACCCGGTAAATCAGCGATCCCGTTGACTGATGCCGTGGCCGATCTGGCCATTGCGAGCAGCAACGCGTTCCTGACGTCTCTGCAGGCCTGGGAGTCCTAAAGTAGCTTAGCCACCATTCGGTGAAAGTGGGCGCGAGCCCACCCGCTAGGCTATCAGGGATCCTCGGTTGATTGGAGAGTGTTTCCTGGCAACATGGGACATTTATAGGAGTTAATCCTACTATGTCTAATTGCCATGGAAAGGAGTTGAGCGAGGTGTACGCGGCGGTCTTTCGAGACGCAACGTACGCCTTCCCGACGCTGGAGGTTGAATTTGAGAGAGATCTCAATCGCCTCCTGAGTCTCGTGGAGCGAAGAGGAATCCACCTTTACTTGGTGGACCTCCCAGCTGTTGGCAAGCACTTTGATCGGTGCTTAGCCGGCGGCGAGTACATACCATCAGGATTACCTCTGACGAAGAGGTTTTCTGGTGGGGTAGTGATCCCGAAGTTTCTTCGGGGACTCTACCTACTCGTTTTTCACGAGACAGGTCGCCTGAAGGACGACTACAACGTTGAAGCCATCTTCTTCATAAGACAGATACTGTTCTTAATGAAGAAGGCTGACTTCGCTTGTGACTCCAGCAAAATCGAGAACGAAGTTCTTGAGTTTGTTGAAGTTGACAGATCGCTCCCTGAACCCGATGGGTTTTGGGGATCGATCGAGACCGACCCTAACCAAGTGAGGTGCTACTATGAAGGTTTTTCAAAGTCGCAGCTCTACAAGGGAAGGGTTGACTCTTTGGGTACAAGCAATTGTAACCAACTGTCAGCGTTCCTCACAAAATTTGACTCCGTGTCGAATTTTGTGTCTTCCGCGCTCGGATCTTACGATCCTCGCGTATGGAAGTTCAGGCACGGACCAGGTGCTATTTCAGAGAGGACTGGACCTTCCAACAAATATAGTTGGGAAGTCTGGCCGGATTCTCTGGAGTCCATGTACCCAATTGCCGACTATGGTTTCCATAGTTTTGCAAGTTGGGCAGACAGCTGTCACCATTCTGACATGTCAGGTTCAAGAGAACCTGCGTCTAGAATGGTGGCTGTACCCAAGTCCTACACGAAACCGAGGCTAATCGCCGCGGAACCGTGTGCGCATCAGTGGTGCCAACAAAATTTGTGGCATTACTTTTGCACGCGTAGCAACAAGACCTGGATCGGGAAATTTGTTCACTTCCGTGACCAAACTCTCAACCAGGAATTGTGCTTGCAGGGCTCGCGTAATGGCTCTCTCGCTACCATCGATTTATCGGCGGCTAGCGATCGAGTAACCTGTCATGCCGTGGGTCAGTTCTTTAGGAGTAATCCTAATCTACTGTTATACCTACGGGCATCGAGGACCCATTCCGTGAGTCAGCGTCTGACGCCTCGTGCGCCTGAGCTGATTCCGTTGAGAAAATTCTCAACGATGGGTAGCGCCTGCACCTTCCCCATTGAGTCGTTGATGTTCTTAGGAATCGCCGTAGCTTCCGTACTAACCGTACGTGGCTTGGCGGTAACCCAGCGGAACATCGACTCCCTTTCTGGGGAGGTGGCCGTCTTCGGTGATGACATAGTCATCCCAGAGGACAGTCGGGAGCTGTTTGTAGCGGCCCTTGAGGTATTACACTTCAAGGTCAACGACAGTAAGTCTTTCTGGACTGGAAAGTTCAGAGAGTCCTGTGGCGTTGATTCCTTCGACGGGGTTAATGTTACCCCAGTCTACTGGAAGTCTAGCTACGACGGCGGCCCAGAATCGCTAGCTCGGTGTGTGGAGACCTGCAACAACTTTTACAATAAGTTCTTGCTGGAAACTTCATCCTACCTAGCGTCGACCCTACCTCGGGATATTCCTGAGGTGGCCATGCGATCTGGGGTTCTCGGTTTGAAGACTCGTACTGACCTTGGTCTAACTGAGCTCCAAGCTCGGTTTAACGAAGCGTTACAGCGAGTCGAGTACAGGGTCACATCCCTCATCGGGACGAATCTCCGTACGCCAATCGAGAACGACTCTGCGCTTCTTCAGTTTTTCACTGAGGACCCGTCCCCACATATTATGTGGGAGGCCGGTGTAGCACAGAGGCCTATTCTTCGAAAGAAGAAGAGGTGGGTGTCTCTAGGTGATCTCTCAGCTCAAGAGGATCTACTAGAGGTGGAGCTTGTGTTATTGCGATTGAAGGCCTCGGCAGCTCTGCGGGAACCCGAGT